CTGACGTTGAGGCGCTGTCTGCCTATTTCGTTGACCCCGAACCTGCGACGCCCGCACGGGTTTGGTTGTAAGGCCACCAAGCCCTCTAACTAAAATCCACTACACAAATTAGAACGGTTACTTTATGATAAACAAACTAGAAAAATTTAAACGGTGTTTTGTAGCCATGGGTCTCGACTTTTGTGGCAACGCCATCATCAATGTTCGTGGTGACGTTATTGGTGAGTTTGACGGGCACGGCACCTTCCACTCTAAAGATGAGTACCTCCGCGGTATGGTCAAGGACTTCCTCAGCGTACCCAGCGATGTGGTTGATGAGATCGAGGGGGCAAAGAAGTCTAAAGCCAAGCGTAAGCGTGCCCACAACAAGGACGGCACCTTCAAGGCTGACGACCCTTCGACCCCTGATGTTGACGAGGCTTGGGAACAATGACATCTCTAGGTTACACCACATTCTTCGAGGGGGTTTTAGTCACCTCTACGACCACTGGCGCGGGTGCGGATGTAATCTACACTGTCCCTGCGAAGCACTCCGCAGAGGTAACACTCCTTAATTGCAGTAACAGCAGTTCAACGGGTAATATCACTATTGAGGTTTACCATACGGATGACGCTTCCTATCACGCATTGCTAAGTGCACACTCCATTAATAACGGGACTACTTTTAAGGCTATTGAATCTGACCGTCTGTACCTTCATGCGGGGGACAAGGTTGTCGCATCTGTCTCAGCCAATGACATGGATGTGTGCATCTCAGGAAAACTAGTCTACAACCCAACGAGGTAATCATGTCTAAAAAACTTACAGACAAACAACAGAAGTTTCTCGATGTGTTGTTTGATGAGGCGGAGGGTGACCCCGTAAAGGCTAAACGTCTGGCTGGTTATTCCAATAACTGCTCGACAACTGAAATTGTCAACTCCCTGCAGGACGAGATCTACGAACTGACCAAAAAGTTCATCGCACGCTCGTCCACAAAGGCTGCATTTGCTATGGCTTCTGTCTTAGATCGCCCGATGGATATCGGCAACAAGGAGAAGATGGCGGCAGCCAAGGACATTCTGGACCGCGCTGGCCTAGTCAAGACTGAAAAGGTTGAGATCAAGTCCAAAGAGCCTGTGTTTATCCTCCCAGCAAAGCGTGAGGAAGACTAAGGCATGCCAAAGAAGCAGACTGTCCGTGACAAGATGTGGAAGGTTCCCAAAAAAGGGAAGAACGGAGAGTGGTACCCTGTCGTACGTGTAGGACGCCACATCCCGTTCGGCTACGAGCAAGACCCCGACGACAGTGACATCTTATTGCCAATCCCAGAGCAACTAGAAGCTCTAGAGAAGGGTAAGCAATTTATTTACAATGGTTACAGTCTGCGTCAGGTAGCTCAGTGGCTGACCGATGAAACTGGTCGATATATTTCCCATGTCGGCCTAAAGAAGAGGTTTGAGATTGAGTCTAAGCGCAGGAAAGCCGAAGCCCAACAGAGGTTCTACGCCAAAAGGGCGGCCGAGGCGTACGAAAAAGCCAAAAGAATCGAAGGTCGAATCGGCGGTAGTGGAACAAGAGTTGCACACGAAGACGACTCCGACAGTACCGGCGAAACCTAACCCCCCAGATATTGATGTCGAAGAGGCGCAGGACATTATCTTTGCGCCAAACCCAGGCCCCCAGACTGACTTTCTTGCAGCTACAGAGCAAGAGGTGTTGTATGGCGGGGCCGCCGGAGGTGAACCTAAGTCTTGGTTTTACCGCCTCCTTTCACCGCAAGGTGTCAAAATAAAGATCGTGAACTGTCTGGAAACCCGAGAGGGCAATCAGCAGCCAAGCTCTGTAGTTTATCTACATTGAAGGTTCAGAGGCCATCCCGAAAGGGAGTACCACTTAGGTGGGAAGCGCGATCCTCCTGGAAACAGGATGAAGATATGGTCCACAGCAAAACTTACACCGCTATATGCGAAGTACCGACAGGTAGGAAAATGGAATACGTACTCTATAAGATCACTTCTCCAAGTGGTCGCACATATATTGGCATAACCAACAACCTTAAACGTAGGCTTAAGGAGCATAAAACATCTCCCTACCCTTTTGGACACGCAGTCCGTAAGTATGGGTATGAGAACATGCACTTTGAGTTTGAACATTTCAAGGACGTAGGCTCAGCTCTCGCACGAGAGGCAGAACTTGTCACCCCAACCGAGGTTGCAAGTCGGAAGTACTACAACGCTTCCGTGGGTGGGGCACTTAGCAATGTCCTATCTCAGGATAACCCCATGCACAGAGAAAGCGTGGTGAGAGATCACCCCAACATATGGACGACCCACAACAACCCTATGAACAACCCTGACTCCAAGGCTAGGATGATCAAGTCCCAGTCATGCAAGAAGGTCTCTGTCGACGGTGTTGTTTACTACGGAGTAAGGGAAGCCGCCAGAAAAACTGGGCAGTCCCGTCAGAATGTTCTCAATAGACTACGATCCAAAAACTTTCCTACATGGTACTACTTGTAAGTTTTGCTGTGGGTAAATCATACGCGATGGTAGCCGATCCCGTCCGGTACTTCAACAACCCCCACTTCCGCGGACTACTCGTACGCCGGTCAACTGAGGAATTACGCGAACTTCTATCCGTGTCGAAGATGCTTTATCCACAAGCCATCCCGGGTATCAAGTTCCTAGAGCGTGATAAGACTTGGGTTGCCCCCTCTGGTGCAACTCTCTGGATGTCCTATCTGGATAGGGATGAAGACGTTATGAGATACCAGGGTCAGGCATTTTCATGGATTGGCCTCGACGAACTTACACAGTGGCCGACACCGTACGCCTGGGATTACATGCGTTCGCGTCTACGTACCACTCGAGCCTCTGGCTTACCGCTGTATATGCGTGCAACGACAAACCCAGGTGGCCCAGGTCATCATTGGGTTAAGAAGATGTTTATCGACCCCTCACCCCCAAACAGCTCCTTCTGGGCGACTAATGAGTTTGGCGAGACTATTCGCTGGCCAAAGGGTCACAGCCGTGAGGGTGAGCCCCTATTTAAGCGTCGGTTTATCCCAGCCAACCTTTTCAATAACCCGTACCTCGCAGAAGACGGTATGTACGAGGCTAACCTTTTGTCGATGCCTGAGCATCAACGTAGGCAGCTTCTCGAGGGCGATTGGTCTGTAGCTGACGGCGCAGCATTCACTGAGTTTAACTACAAAGACCACGTCATTGAGCCCTTTGATATACCAAACTCGTGGGCTAAGTTTCGTGCCTGCGACTATGGCTATGGCTCAGAGACCGCGGTACTTTGGTTTGCAGTTAGCCCATCCGAACAGGTTGTGGTCTACAGGGAGCTTGTCGTCAGTCGCGTCACAGCCTCTGACCTAGCTGATATGATCAACGAGATTGAGTCAGGTGAAAAGATTCGGTACGGTGTACTCGACTCATCCCTGTGGCATTCTCGTGGCGATACCGGCCCCAGCCTCGCAGAGCAAATGATTCTAAAGGGCTGTAGGTGGCGTCCATCTGACAGGTCGAAAGGTTCCCGTGTAGCTGGCAAGAACGAGATCCACCGCAGGTTACAAATCGACCAATTCACAGAAGAACCGGGTCTGGTGTTCTTTAACACCTGTGTCCGCACTATTGCAGACTTGCCATCTCTCCCCCTTGACAAGAATAACCCGGAAGATATCGACACCAAGGTCAAGAACGACCACACGTACGATGCCCTTCGCTATGGCCTTATGACGAGGCCGCGGAGTAGTTTGTGGGACTACGACCCTGCTAAGCATCGTACTGGTTTCCAGGCCAGTGATCAAACTTTCGGGTACTGAGGAAATATACCACATGGAAAATGAAGATCTTGAATTCGAGAACGTCCCCAACATCGAAGAGTCTGAGTCTTCATTTGTAGAGGACATTAAAGAGGGCTCTTTCACAGACGAAAAGGTTGGCAGTGTAGCCTCCTACGTAGAGGAGCGCTTCAAAAAGGCAGAGGACGGTCGTTACGCCGATGAGCAACGTTGGATACGTGCCTATCGCAACTACCGCGGCCTTTATGGCCCTGACGTGCAGTTTACGTCGACCGAAAAGTCACGTATCTTTGTCAAGGTAACAAAGACCAAGGTCCTTGCCGCCTACGGCTCTATTGTTGAGGTTCTTTTTGGCAACAACAAGTTCCCCATCACGATCGACCCTACGACTCTCCCTGAGGGCATCCGCGAGGCTGTGCACTTTAACCGGGACACTCAACCTAGCGCACCTCCACCACCTGCCGACCCAAACGCACCCCCTGCGCCACCTCCGGCACCTGTCGAGATGCCAAAGCCAAACCCCAACAAACTCATTTTCTCGGAGTTGGCTAAGAACCTCCAGGAAAAGTTTGAGCCTGTCCAAGAGACACTTCAGGATGGTGTTGGTGTTCTCCCAGAGTCTGTCAACTTCTACCCTGCCATGCGCGCAGCAAAGAAGATGGAAAAGAAGATTCACGACCAGCTTGAGGAATCAAACGCCTCTAAGAAACTCCGCACAGCTGCTTTCGAGTGTGCTCTGTTCGGCACTGGGGTTATGAAGGGCCCCTTTGCTGTAGATAAAGAGTACCCCCGCTGGGATGAGGATGGTAACTACGACCCAATCTTTAAGACTATCCCACAGTGTGACGAGGTTTCTATCTGGAACTTCTACCCTGACCCTGACGCCAGCAACATGGATGACGTAGAGTATGTTGTTGAGCGCCACAAGATGTCCCGTAGTCAGCTACGCGCACTGAAGAATCGTCCGTTTTTCCGCGACAACGCCATTGACATGGCCCTACAGTACGGTGAGAACTACGAACGTGAGTGGTGGGAGCAGGTGATGCTTGACGACGATCAGCAGACAAAGGCTGAGCGTTTTGAAGTTCTTGAGTTTTGGGGTTTTGTTGACACTGAGATCCTAGAGGATTACAGCGTAGACATCCCAAAAGAGCTTAAGGATGAGGATCAGGTGTCCGTAAACATTTGGGTGTGCAATGGCCAGGTTATTCGCCTAGTCATGAACCCGTTTACCCCCCAGATTATCCCTTACTACGCAGTTCCGTACGAGGTAAACCCATACAGCTTCTTTGGCGTTGGTGTTGCCGAGAACATGGACGACACACAGACCCTTATGAACGGCTTTATGCGCATGAGTGTTGATAACGCCGCGCTATCCGGGAACCTACTTATTGAGGTTGATGAAACCAGTCTTGTCCCAGGGCAGGACATGAGCATTTACCCCGGTAAGGTATTCCGCCGACAGGGCGGTGCCCCAGGTCAAGCTATCTTTGGGACAAAGTTCCCTAACGTGTCTAACGAGAACATGCAGATGTTCGATAAGGCCCGACAGCTTGCTGATGAGTCCACAGGTTTTCCGTCCTTTGCCCACGGGCAGACCGGGGTTTCTGGTGTTGGCCGTACCGCATCCGGCATTTCGATGCTCATGTCTGCAGCTAACGGCTCTATTCGCACTGTGATCAAGAACGTTGATGACTACCTGCTTGGCCCCATTGGCCGCGCCTTCTATGCGTTTAATATGCAGTTTGACTTCGACCCCGAGATCAAGGGTGACCTAGAGGTAAAGGCCCAGGGTACTTCGTCGCTTATGGCAAACGAGGTCCGTAGCCAGCGTCTTATGCAGTTCTTGGGTGTTGTTCAAAACCCGGCACTGGCACCGTTCGCTAAGATGGACTACATCATCCGTGAGATTGCTGTATCTATGGATCTTGACCCTGACAAAGTTGCCAACGATATGTCCGCGGCTGCCCTACAGGCTGAGATCTTGAAGAAGATGCAGGAGCAAAACCCAGCCCCAGAGATGGCTCAGGGTGCCAACGTCCCAGCAAATGTCCCAGCCGGGGTCCAGGCCACAGATGTGGTTGGTTCTGGTGGTGGCAACATGGGTACAGGTACCGCACCAACTCCTGGTGAACCTGGGTTCGCAGCCAACACGGGAGAGGGTGAAATCTGATGCAACTTAAAAGATTGACAAACGACAAACCCCTCTGGGAAGCATTCCTCTCCGAGGTTGACGATCGCATTGCCTTTTGCCACAAACAAATGGAGCAGCGTACGGAAACTCAAGAGCTATTTAAGTTGCAGGGTGAAATTAAAGCCCTGCGCAACTTGAAGATGCTAAGGGACAAACTTAACGGATAGATATTATGGATAAGATGATGGAAGAGGGTGGTCTAGCAACAGACGGCCACGAAGTAGATCCTGTGTCCGGTAATGAGGTCCCCCCGGGATCGAATGCCAAGGAAGTTCGGGATGATGTGGACGCAAAGCTGTCCGAGGGTGAGTACGTTGTACCCGCTGATGTAGTTAAGTACTTCGGTGTATCGTTCTTCGAGAAACTCCGCACCAAGGCTAAGAAAGGCCTTGATGAAATGGAGGACAACGGTCGCATCGGTGGTGACCCTGTACCGCAGGGTGGCGACTTGACATCGGAGGAACAGGATGCTCTTGCAGACCTCATGATGAACTCTGGTGGTATGGTCCCTGGCTACGCAGATGGCGGAACCATTAAGACTCTGGAACCTAAGTTTACTGAGTGGGGCTCAAAGGAGCCCACAGATTGGCGCAAGTACGCCATCCCAGGGTCTTATGCCACTCGTTCTGCCATGGATGCCTTTCCTGTAGGTGAACCTGTGGAAGCGGTTGATGCTGTCAGTGGCACATCGCTTGGGTACAAGGAGTATAGGAACCCGCAGACTGGTCAAGTTGTTATGATACCCGTTGATGCTAATGGGGATCCCGTCTCAGCTGTCCCTGAGGGTTTCGTACTATATGACGAGGCTTATAAAGAGCAAGAGCGCATGCGCGACGCTGGTGGCAATGCTGATGACGGCCAAGCCCAAACTAACGGGTTCGCTGACGCGGCTAAGGATGCTTTCGATGCCTTCCACAGCTCGGACGACCCTATCGCAGCTTTCAACGACATGATCTCTGAGAACACTGCCCCCCTTGGTGGTATGTTGGGTCTTGAGACCTTGTCTGAGGTTGCTCAGGCCCGAGGCTATGCCATAGCTACAAACAATCAGGCAATGCTTGACGCTATCGACGAATCCGTTGACGATATGAACCTCGGTATGAAGAGTCTCGCAAACTTCTTGGCAACTGGCAAGCAGTACGCTAAGTCGATGAAAGACCTTCTTGACCAACAAGCACCTAAAAGCTCAACTAGCTCGACGTCTACATCTACCTCTGTTACAGGTACTCCCAGTAGGGGTGCTACAGACAGTATCGGTGGTAATATGAGCCGTGGCGACCTTAGCATGGGTGTTGGGTTCCGTGGTGACGGTCGTGCCTCCACAGATACTGCCCCCACGGGGTATGGCTTGGGTCAAGAGGGTCGTGGTGTTAGTACAGCCCCCTCCACTATGGGCATGAACATGGGTACTGCAACGGGTAGAGACGCTGGTCGCACATCGACAACCACAGCGCCTACGGGCTTCAGCCTAAGCGGACGTGACTCAACATCCACAGCACCTGCAGGCTTTGGCCTCGGTGGCGGTGAAGGCCCAGGTCCTAGCGGTCCTAGCGGCCCCAGTGGTCCCAGCGGTCCCAGTGGCCCAAGTGGTCCAAGTGGTGGCAACGCTTCCCCCGGCGCTTCTGGTGTAGGCGCACCTGGCGTTGCAGGTGGTGAAGTTGGCTCTGGCCCCAATGGTGCTGACGCTGTTGGTCCAATGAACAAGGGTGGATTCGTTAAGCCTCGCAATGGCCGTACACCCGCAAAGAAGCCCACACAGCGCGGTAAGCGTGGTTTAGGCACCAAGACAAGTAAATAACTATAAGGCTACTCAGGGAGGCTCTCAGCGAGTCTCAGGGCCCCCTGACCCCAACACAAAGGAAAGTAAGATGTCTAACGTAATGGTTAAGGACGCAACCCCTAAGGAGACCATGATGTCCCGCGGGGTAAACTACAGTGCAAAGCAGAAGCGACTCGAGAATGACGAAAAAGAACTCGAAGAGCTCATGAAGAAACAAAACCCTCAGGCCAATGAGGCTGAAGAAGAGCCCCAAGTGGATGAGGATGAGGACGATGGTGACGATGTCGTTGAGACTCAAGAGTCTAGCGATGATGATGACTCCCGGCTAACTGCCGAGGAAAAGTCATTCAAAAAGCGCTACGGAGATCTCCGCCGTCACATGTCCGAGAAGGAGAAAGAGTGGAAAGAGCGCCTAGAGGCTCTGGAAGCTCGGCTTGAGGGTAGTCAGGTTCGACCCCCCAAGTCTGACGAGGATATCGAGGCCTGGGCTAAAAAGTACCCGGATGTAGCTTCAATCGTTGAGCGTATTGCAGAGAAGAAAGCTGAGGAGAAGTTCTCCAAGGCGGACGCTCGTTTGCGTGAGATTGATGAGGCTAAGTACGAGGCTGAACGTACCAAGGCTGAGAACAAGATTCGTAAGGCGCACTCGGATTTCGATGAACTCCGGGACTCAGACGGTTTCCACAACTGGGTTGAAGATCAGCCCAAGTGGGTCCGCGAGGCACTTTACGAGAACGCCGATGATCCCGACTCAGTGATTCGGGTGATTGATCTCTACAAGGTGGACAACGGCCAGACGCCAGCCGCCAAGAGGGATAAGGCTAAAGATGCCGCCAAATCAGTGTCCAAGGGCCAACGGTCCAAGGTGGACGCCCATGGCTCTGAAGGCATGATTAAGGAATCGGATGTCGCTAAGATGACCGATGCACAGTTCGCTGAGAACTACGATCGTATCCAGGATGCAATGCGGACCGGCAAGTTCGTATATGACGTTTCGCAACGTCGCTGATAGGTTACGTAGGAGCTACATACAAGGCCCCTGAAAAGGACAACCCTTTCTGTAGCTCCGCCCAAGCAACTTAAATCTGAAAGACCTACCTGTAAAGTATAGGCCCGTCCTGGTGTAGCCCGCCAAGCTCACTCTGACGCACCCTAGAAAACTACAGCCTCTTTTGTTGATTGAAGTGAGCTTAAAACCGAACGGCCCTTATGGGTCTCTTTTTAAGCCAATCAATATAGGAGATACTACGATGGCTTTTACTTCTGCAACTGGCTGGGGCAACCTGCCTAATGGTAACTTTTCTTCGGTAATCTATTCGAAAAAAGTACAGCTTGCATTCCGCAAGAAAACCGTCGTTGGTGATATCACTAACTCTGACTACTTCGGTGAGATCTCTGCACAGGGTGACACCGTGAAGATCATTAAAGAGCCTAAATTTTTGGGCCTTCTGGCGGCATAACGCTAGTAAGATAATCTGGTGAATTGCTGGAACCCTAAGTCGAAAGATATGGGAATCAGCAGCCGAGCCCCGCAAGGGGAAGGTTCAACGACTAGAGAATACATATTTACGAGTAGTGGCTCTTGTAGCTAACGAAAGGACACAAAATGGATAAGCACAAACGGGGCATCCTCTATGGGTGTGCCATAGGTGACGGAGGTATCTATCTCGACAGGAATCAGGCAGCATCCACTGCTAGGCTGGTTATTGGCCACGGCCCCTCTCAGATAGAGTACTTAAAGTATAAGCAACAGCTTTTGCATAGCGCACTTGGAGGCAAGGCACCTAGCCTTTACACCTACAAGTCCCTTAACAAGAAGACTGGTAAAACTTATACCAACCACCAACTCTACAAAAACCACAAATACTTTAGACAGATGCACAGGGTCTTGTACCCCGAGGGTTCTTTTAAGTACTCTGAGCAGATGCTTTCGTACCTTACCGACCAGAGCTTAGCTATCTGGTACATGGACGATGGGTCTGGTAGCATCTGCAAGAACAGCAAGACCAAGAAGCCGTGTGGTTGTATGACCAGGCTCTCAACGTACTGTTCTAAAGGCGAGGCGGAGTTACTTAAAGAGTGGTTTCACTCTAGGTACCAACTCGATGCCAAGTTTGATGTGGATAAAAGAAACGATAAATACTCCCTACGGTTCAACACACAAGACTCCAGGGAGTTTGTATCCATTGTGTCCCCTTACATGTTTAAACCCCTCCGGTA